ACTCATATTCAATTTGTGGAGAAAACAAATGTCCGATATTTTGAAAGAAGCAATAGCTGATGCAAAAACGGTACGTGAAACTGCACTTAAAAATGCAAAAGATGCCTTACAAGAAGCTTTCGCACCTCATTTAAAATCAATGCTATCTGCAAAGTTAGCAGAAGATGATATTGATGAAATGGATCATGGTGATGATGAAATGGAAAGAGATGATATGGATGAGTATGGATTCGATGAAGATATGCACATGAAAGACGATGAAGATGACATGGAAGAACGTAAGAATATGCGACATGATGATGATATGGAAGAACGTAAGCATATGAGAGACGATGAAGACGACATGGAAGAAAGGATGAAAAGAGATGACGATGAAATGGAAGAACGTGAACATATGAGAGACGATGAAGACGAACTCGATGAATTAAATCTTGAAGACATTATTGCAGAGCTTGAAGCTGAAATTAATGAAGAAGAGCATGAAGACAAAGAAGAGATGGATGAGATGGATGATGCTTATGACGAAAAAGCTGGTGCTAATAGAGATGGTCTTGCAGAAGAAGACGATGCCTATGATGAAACAGCCTCTCCTAACAGAGATGGTCTAGCAGAAGAAGATGAAGATGACAAAGATAAAGAAGAAATGGATGAGAATGATGTATCTTCTAACATTGGTTCAGGTGATAACAAGTTAAATAAGAAAGCATATAGTGGTTCTGGTATTGGTAAAGGCGGTATGAAGGAAAGTCTTGAAAAAGTACAATCCGAGCTTAACGAATACAAAGAAGCAGTTTCTTATCTTAAAAATAAGTTGCATGAAGTCAACGTACTTAATGCTAAGCTATTATTCACGAATAAATTATTCAAAGAATATGCCTTAGATAAAGACCAGAAGGTTAAAGTTGTAGAAACAATGGATAGAGCACAAACTACTCGTGAGATTAAACTTGTGTATAGTACATTGTCAGAAGCATTTAAATCAGCTGGTAAAATTACTCGTAAACGCAATATAAAAGAATCCGCTAGTACAGCTGTTGGTTCAACTAAGCCCAGGAAGAAGATTATTACTGAAGAGCAAAAAGTTGCCAATAGATTTAAGAAACTAGCTGGTATCTTATAATTGGAGATCATAAATGAGCTATATTAATGAGGCATTATTAGATAGTAAGCCTTACATACAGCAGCGTGAAAACGCTAAAAACAATGTAGCTAAATGGGAAAAAACAGGTCTTCTTGAAGGCATGGATAAAGATGAATTCTCAAAAGCCAATATGGCGACATTGCTTGAAAACCAAGCTCGTCAGTTGATAAAAGAGTTTTCAACAACTAATCCTGCTGCTAATGCATCCGTTGCAGAAGAAGAATGGTCAGGTGTAGCATTACCATTGGTTCGTAGAATCTTTGGTAGCATTGCTGCTCAAGACTTTGTTTCCGTTCAAGCTATGAATCTACCATCAGGACTAGTGTTCTATCTTGATTTCAAGTATGGAACAGCAGTTGCTGGTAGAACAACAAGTGAATCTCTCGGTGGTAAAACCGGTGAATTCAGTCCGTCAGGATCTTCAGCACCATTTGGTGAAAAAGGTCTTTATGGAGTAGGTCGTTATGGATATTCTGTATCTGCGTCATCAGCTACTATACATCTTAACACATCTACAGAACCATCATTAGTTGATCTAAACTTTGATACTGAGGTATCTAGATCATCTGCTAATGGTGAAGCAGTAGGTATGTTACATAAGGTTACTGCTATCTTAACAGGTAGTGCAGTAGACAAAGTTGACGATAAGGCAGTAAGATCCTTCAATATCACCACAGCTATTACTGGATCTGGTGTAGTATTACCCCAGTATACCAAGTTAGAAGGTGATACACTTACTCTTATTATTTCATCTTCAGCACCGATAGGTATAACAGCTGCAGACGAAACTATAGAATACTATAAACAGCCAACTGCTGCTGATAGGGGTGATTTTGAAGATAAGCAAGGTAATGCAAATGCTGATACATTAGCAATTCCTGAAGTTAATCTTGAATTAAAGTCATTTCCAATCGTTGCTAAAACTCGTAAGTTGAAAGCTGTCTGGACTCCTGAGCTTGCTCAAGACCTTAACGCTTATCACTCAGTTGATGCAGAAGCTGAATTAACATCTATGTTAAGTGAGTACATTTCAATGGAAATTGATCTAGAAATCTTAGATATGTTGATTTCTGAAGCTCCAACTGTAGAGTATTGGTCTGCAAGATCTGGTTTTGACTATAGTGGTGACTCCTTCGTATCAACTTCCTTTACAGGAACAAGGTTCGAATGGTGGCAGACACTAGTTGCTAAGATCCAAAAAGTATCAAATGAAATTCATCGTTTGACACTTCGTGGTGGTGCTAACTTTGTTGTAGTTTCACCTAAGATTGCAACTATCCTAGAATCACTTCCAGGATATATGTCTAACACAGATGGCAACCAAGAACAGTTTGCTATGGGTGTTTCAAGAGTAGGTAATATTGCAAATCGCTTTACTGTTTACAAGAATCCTTACATGACAGAAAATCTGTTATTGGTAGGTTTCAGAGGAAGTAACTTCCTAGAAACAGGAGCAGTATATGCACCGTACGTACCTCTCATGATGACTCCTCTTGTATACGATCCATCAGACTTTACACCACGTAAAGGTGTGATGACTCGTTATGCTAAGAAGATGATTCGCCCTGAGTTTTATGCTAAGATCTATTGTGATAGATTAGATTTAATCTAAATTAGCATTTAGTTCAATCAATAAAAAGAGCCTTGCTTTAGCAGGGCTCTTTTTTTATATAGTAATATTTATAGTTACAGTATACTGGAGAATAAAAGTGCCTAAATCAATATTTGTTTATACAGATCCAACAATTGAAACATCAGCATTAGGAGACACTCCATACGGTTTATATGATAGTGATGCAACCTTTGTATCTGAAAGTGTAAATGTTTGTAAGTTTGTTGCAAAGAAAATGGGTCATCCTGTTATGCAGATAGAAATGCCCTCGTCTTCTATATATGCATGTTTTGAAGAAGCTATTAGTGAGTATTCAACTCAAATTAACAATTACAATATTAAAAATTGGATGTGGGACCAATATGGAGAAAAGAATAAGATTAGTGGTAGCTTAGGAACAGGAGTATCTGATGTTAAACATCCTAAGATGGGAATTTCAGTAGCATTAAGTGAGCAATATGGTACTGCAGCTGGTGTAGGTGGATCAGTTGAAATGAAAAGTGGTTCTATTACATTAGAAGCTAGTAAGCAAACGTATGATCTACAAAGCGTATGGGCTGATGTAAGTGAAAGTGGTAAACGTATTGAAGTTCAAAATGTATTTAATTATGGAGAAGCTGCCATATCTAGATTTTATGATCCTTTTGCAGGCTCCTTTGATCAAAGACAATTGCTAGATAATTTTGGTTTGGGAAATGTGTCACCTGCAATTAGTTTTATTTTAAAACCTATAAGTTATGATTTAGCTAGAGCAAATATGATAGAAACTTCTGATAAAATAAGAAGGAGCGCGCATAGTTTCAATATTGTTGATAATAAAGTTAAAATATTTCCAAGACCTACATCAAATGATTCTGGACAAAAGATATGGTTTCAATATTATTTAAGAGACGATAAAAATAGTACTGGTCGTGATTTTAGTAGCGGTAGTGTAAGTGACCCTTCAAACGCACCTTATAAGTTCATTACATATAATAGTATCAATGCTCCAGGTAGACAATGGATAAGACGTTATACTTTAGCCTTATCAAAAGAATTGTTAGGAATCATACGTTCAAAATATAGTGCAGTTCCTATTCCTGATGGTGAGATGACATTAGATGGAGAAGCACTTAAGTCTGAAGCTATAGCAGAAAAAAATCAATTAAATGAAGAATTACGTGAGTTTTTAGAATCAATTAGTATAACTGAAAAGTCAAAAGCAGAAGCTGAACAAGCTGATGCTGTACAGCAAGTGTTGTCTAAGGCTCCTTTACCAATATTTATAGGCTAGTAAATGTCTAATTCAATAAACAATTCACCTTTTTTTGTATCACAAAAAGATTTTGACTTTTTCAATAGTGTAAATGAAGAAGTTATTGATGAAGTTGTTGGTCAAAGTGTTGATATCTATAAGATAGATCTAAATGAAACTAATAGTAATATTTACGGAGAAAGTGAGCAAAAATATTATAAAATTGGATTTCGGGTTAATTGTCTTGTGCAATATAATGCACCAGAAACAGTTCTCAATGATGCAGGTCCTGATGTTGATAGCTCAATACAAATGAGATTTCAACGAGCCAATTTGAGCTCAGGAAGTTTAAATTTCTTTCCTGAAGTAAGTGATTTAGTTGAATGGAATGAATATTATTGGGAAATAAACAGTGTAGTTGAACCCAATTTAGTAGGTGGAAGTCCACAATTTAACCATGCAATAATTGCTGACGCTAATAGAACAAGAATGAGCGCAATTAATTTAGTTGAGAGACCACGATAATGGCTATAGCTATAATACAAAATAAAACGATAAAATAATGATTAAATAAATAATTAATTTTTTTTTTATATATATAAATTCCCAAAAACAAAACATAAAACACAATTAAGTAAGCTATATTTCTATGGTAAAATTGAATCAGACTTTGATTATTCAAATCTAAAAGATAACTTACATTATTAACATTTATATCATCAGGGAAATAAGCCTTGTTCATTAAAGGCCATGTTTGATAAATTTGACCTGCATCTAGACCTGAGACAAAAGCACCAAAAATAATTTGAAAAAATAATT